AAGGTCTTGTTGGTGCATTAGAAAGTATGGATAAAGATAGAATATTTGAAGCAGGTGCAAACACTTATAAAGCAGCTTTAACAAATTTAGGTGTATCTGGTGCAGGTGCTATGTTTCTTCAAGGAGCTGTTGAAGGTGGTGGGATAGCAGGTGCTGTTGGTGGAGGAGTTGTAGGTGCTGGTATAGGAGCTGGACTTGCAAAAGGTGTTGAAGCAACATTAGCTTCTGCAGGTAAAGCAGTCAACCCACACATGGCTGTGATTTATGAAAGACCACAATTCAGAAAGTTTCAATTTCAATATAGTTTAAGACCAAAAAATCAAAAAGAGAGTGATATTCTTAAAAAAATTATTTTCTTCTTTAAATATTATGGTTCACCATCTCTTTCTGGTAAGACCCACTTTTTTAGTTATCCACAACAATTTAAAATACATTTTAAGTATCATGATTACTTATTTAATCTTGGTGATTGTGTATTAGATAACTTATCAGTAGATTATCATGGTGAAGGAACTCCGTTATACTATGATGCTAAAACTAATCAATCTTCAAGTAGGAACTTAAAAGCACCAGCTAACATTACAATTAACTTAGACTTTACTGAAACAGTAATTGTTACTAAAGAAGATGTAGAGAAAGGCAGATAATGAGTTTTTATTTTAGACCATTTCCAAAAATAAGTTATGACTTGAAAAAGAATAATTTACCTTTAGTGTTGACAGATATTACAAAAAGGTATAAGATTAGAGATATACTTCAACAAAAGGCTGCAATATACTATAACTATACAGTCAGAGATGGAGATAGACCAGATTTGATTGCCTTTAAATATTATGGTGATGAAACATTAGATTGGTTAATATTTCTTTGTAATAATATGATAGATCCTTATTATGATTGGCCTTTGGACTATAGAAAGTTTATAGCATATATGAAATCTTTATATGGAAGTGTTGATGCTGCAAAGTCAACAGTTTATGAATACAGACAAATATTAAATGATACATCAACTTTAATAGATGGAACAGTTATACCAAAAAGAACAATAGTAGTTGATCAGAACACCTATAATAACTTAGCAGCTAATGCTAGAGAAGAAATAGATGCTTATGAATATTATGAAGAACAAAATAATTTAAAAAGAGAGATTAAATTACTAGATGAAAAATTCGTTCCAGAAATATTATCAGAAGTGGAATCAATTTTTAGTGAAAATTACAGCTAATGGCTCAGGAAAAATTAACAAGAGCACATGAGTTTGCTCCGGAGTATAAATTCATAATAACTAACTTTGAAGATGAAGCTATAGATATAACTTTATTGGTTCAAAGTTTTAACATTTATGAAGATTTATTCACCAATACAACTAGTTGTGATTTAATTATTTCTGATGCAATGGGTTTAGTAGATGGCTTACCTATAATAGGAGATGAGTATATAACTTTATCATATAGATCATCAGGATTCAAAACCGTTACAGAATCTAATCAAACAGTTATGAATAAAGACCTAGATCCTGATACTCCAGGAACTCAAATAGAGTTTACTAATAGAGTTAGATCATTTAGAGTTTACAAAATAGGAAAAAGAGTTGAATCTTCTGAAAGACAACAAAATTATATTTTACATTGTGTTGATGATCATAATATGATTAATGAAATGTTAGACATTAATCAAAGTTTTGTTGGAACAAATTGTATACAATCTATTGCTGATATGTGGAAAAGTAACTTTGTTGATACTTCAGAAGATTTTAGACCATTCAATAAAACACCAAAACTATATGGATTAGGTTTAGATGATCCAATCAAGTCTAAAAATACCTCTTCATATATTGCTCCTGGGGTAACCCCATTTGAAGTTTTAGGATATCTTAAAAATGAAGCACAACATGAAGTATCAACCAATGTTAGTGATTATGTTTTTTATCAAGATTTACATGGTTTCCATTTAACTACTATTACTGAACTAAAGGCAAGAGAACCTATTGGTAGTTTTTATGTTCAAGATCCAGCAACAGAAGCAGATAAAAATAAAAATTTAGAAGATGATGGAGAGGCTTATCCAATATCAATGAGAACTATAGTTAGTTATGATATTAAGAGAACTTTTGATTCTTTACACAATCTTGCAACTGGTCTATTTGGTAATAGAGTTGCTGCGATAGATCCTTTGACAAAAAGATTTGATGAAAAAGGATTTAATTACACTACATCAGCAGATCAACTAGCACCAATGGATGTTGGAAAAATAACATCTAAAGAATCATTTTTTAAGAACTCAGGATCAACTCATACAAGATATATTGTTTCTGAACTAGCAACATCATCAGTTCCAACTGGAGTAAGTACTGAATTTAATCTAGCAGAACAATATGAAAAAGCAAATGAGTATTTGTATCCTGTTGGTGGAGGTGACAAAGAAGATGGTACAATCAAAAACTCTGATGCTAATGAAAGATTATCAAACATAAAGAGTGGAGATCCTAAAGTTGCAAATCCAAGAATTAAACATGAATTATTGAATAGAAGAATTTCAGGTAAAGCAATCTTAGATAACTTAATGATATCATTTGTTGTACCAGGTAATAGTGATATTACAGTTGGTCAAACAATATACGTTTACTTACCACAGAACTTAGGTGATCCAAAAAATTCTAAGTATCAAGTATTATTTGGTACTGGTGATCCTGGTAAACAACAGCATGTTCCAAAATTCTTGATTACAAGTCTAAGACAAACATATAGACAAGGACAAACAAGTTACAATACAGTAATAACAGCCATTAAAGATAGTTATGGAGATACTATAGAAGTTGTTAGAGAAAAAGCATTGGGTACTAAAGAAACTAAAGTAAAAAATACAACCGCTAGCTTTATGGCAGGAAGATAATGACAAGTAAAACTTTTGATAAAGAATATTTAGGACTAAATGGTTTTGTTTGGTTCTTTGGAGTAGTTGAAGATATAATGGATCCACTTAAAACTGGTAGAGTTAAAGTGAGATGTTATGATTGGCATGTTTCTAATAAAAGTGTCATACCTACAAAAGATTTGCCTTGGGCTCAAGTAATGATGCCAGCTAACAATGCATCAGCTTCAGGAATAGGAACATCACCTAATGGATTAAAGCAAGGGAGTTGGGTACTTGGTTTTTTCCTTGATGGACAAGAAGCACAAAGACCAATGGTATTAGGATCCATTCCAGGAATACCAAGTTACAAAGCTGATGAAAATACTAAGAATATCGGGTTTAATGATCCAGAAGGAAGATATCCAACAGTTGCACACGAACCAGATACAAATAGATTGGCTCGTAATGATGCTAATAATGCTCATGGTGTAATTGCATCAAAGAATAATGGTAGATCATTATCAGTACCAACCGCTATGATGGATCCAGCTGGTAAACATTGGGAAACAGATTACACATGGAATGAACCTCCTAGTGCATATGCAGCTGTTTATCCAAACAATCATGTATTTGCTACACAGAGTGGACATATAAAAGAATTTGATGATACTACACACAATGAAAGAATACATGAGTATCATAAAACAGGAACATTCTATGAAATAGATAAAGCTGGTATAAAGACAACAAGAGTAGTTGGAAATAACTATACAATTATAGCTGGTGATGATAATGTTCATATAAAAGGAACTTGTAATCTTACTATTGATAGTCATTGTCATACTTACATAAAAGGAAACTGGAAAGTACAAGTTAATGGAAACAAATATGAAACTATCCATGGTAACAATACTATAACGGTTCATAAGAATCAATCAGAAACTTGTAATGTAAACTTTACACAAAGTGTTGGAGGAACAAAAGGTACAACAGTAACTGGATCTGTTACAGAAACTTATAATTCAAGTAAATCAGAATCAGTCTCAAGTGATGTATCTGAAAATTATAGTGGTAAACAAGTAACAAGAGTATCTGATAATGTTGAAATTTATGGTGAAGAAATTCACTTAAATAAGGATTAAAATGAAAGGTTCATATAGAATAAAAATGTTTGATAAGAGTATTATTGAATATGATAACTTTGATGATATACCAGATAAGTTTTATAGATTGTTAAAATATAACCCAGAGTATCCACCTTCACCACATAGTGAAGAGGATCATAAAATGATTGAAGAGTTTGATAATAAATTACACGAACTATTAAGGAGAGAGTCAGATGTCGAGTAAAGCAGTAACAAGAAAGGGTGATAGAGATGTTACACATTGTTCTACACCTGTAAGAGAACAACATTCACCAAATGTATATGTTAACAACATAGCTGTATCAAGACAAGGAGATAACAATAATGTACACTTGTTACCAGGATTACCTTGTCCATCACATGCTGCACCAATTGCAACTGGATCAACTACTGTATTTGTCAATAACAAAGGATGTGGTCGTATAGGAGATTCAATATCAGCATGTACTTCAGTTGCTGAAGGTTCTGATAACGTATTCGCTGGTTAAACACATAAATAATGTAAAAGGAGATAATTATGGATATACATGAAACTTTAGTAAGTCTTTTCAATACTTATACTAATGAGAATGAAAAGGCTGTATCAGGAAATAAAAGCGCCGGTACTAGAGCTCGAAAAGCATTGAGTGAGATTTCGAAACTATGTAAAGATAGACGCAAAGAAATCCAAGATATGAAAAATAATTAGGAGATAAAGTGTCAGTAATTAGAAATGTTGTTTATAGAGATGTTGATTTACTTTTTGACAAGCATCCAGTCACTAGAAAAATTAATACTTTAACAAACAATGCTGCTATTGCTAGAGCAGTAAAAACATTAGTATTAACTGACAAAGGTGAAAGACCATATCAACCATTTTTAGGTGGTAATATAAGATCAAGATTATTTGATTTAGCAAGTAATGGAAGTGAAATAGAAGTTGATATTAGAACAGATATAGAAGATGTAATCAGGGAATATGAACCAAGAGCAGAATTAATTGATGTTTTTGTTGTTGAAAATATAGATAGAAATGCAATAGAAGTTTCAATTAAATTTAGAGCTGTCAATCAAACTGATCCAGAAGTAGTCAGTTTCTTTTTAACGAGGGTTAGATAATGGCTAAAGCCAATAGTGCAATAAGAGTTACAGATCTTAACTTTAATAGTATTAAGACTAATCTTAAAAATTTTTTAAGAGGTAAACCTCAGTTTACTGATTATGATTTTGAAGGAAGTGCTTTATCTAATATAATTGATCTGTTAGCTTATAATACTTACTATAATGCTGTATATGTTAATATGGTAGGTAATGAAATGTTTCTTGATAGTGCTCAAGTTAGAAACAATGTAGTAGCTAGAGCTAAAATGTTAGGATATACACCAACATCAGCAAGAGGATCATCAGCAACTTTAAATGTTACAGTTACACCTTCAACAAATGTAGTTAGTTTGACTATAGGTGCTAATACATTATTTACTTCAACAATAGACGGAATACAATATAAATTTACAACAAGACAACCTTATGTATTATTGCAATCAACTGGATATACTAGTAATACTATTGTGATAAAAGAAGGTGAACCAGTAACTCAAAAATTTACAGTAGATACAAATAATGATAGTCAAAGATTTGTATTAAATAATAATAATGCAGATACAACAACGCTTAAAATAAAAATTCAAACAAGCACTTCAAATACATCACTTAGAACATTTGTAGAAGCAACCAATATAGTTGATGTAACAGCAAATAGTAATGTTTACTTTGTACAAGAAAATGAAAATGGAAAATATGAATTATTATTTGGAGATGGTGTACTAGGTACAGCTTTAGATAACGGTAATATAGTAATTGCCGATTATAATGTTGTTAATGGAACAGCTACAAATGGAGCAAATAACTTTACTGCACCTTCAACAATAGGAGGACAATCCACATTTACAGTAACAGTTGCAAACTCAGCATTTGGTGGAGCTAATGCTGAATCTATTTCAAGTATTAAATTTAATGCACCTAAAAGTTTTCAAAGACAAAATAGAGCTGTAATCAAAAACGATTATGCAAGAACATTGCTTGCAGAAGCACCTGACTTACAAGCTGTAAGTGTTTGGGGTGGAGAAGATAATGATCCACCAATATATGGTAAAGTTTATATTGCAGCTAAACCAACTGGTGGTAATCTATTATCAGATCAAAGAAAAACAGAATTGACTACTTTAC